CTTGGTCATGACTACGCTGGCGACGAAGCTGCGCCTTACCAATCAGTCCACCGTCAATCATCGTGGAAACAGGGTTCGAGGCCCCGCGGGCAAGCCGTGGGACTAGGCGGCGCAAGCCGTCGCGCGGCGATCACGCGATCGCGTGGATTGAACGGCATTGTCGGGTGCCGGAAGGGCCGCATGTTGGCAAGCCGGTCAAGCTGCGCGAGTGGCAGCGGCGTGAGATACGAAAGATTTACGACAACCCGGCCGGCACGCGCAGGGCGATCATTTCATTTGGGCGCAAGAACGGTAAGACGGCGTTAGCAGCGTTCCTTTTGCTTCTGCACCTGTGCGGAAAGGAACATAAGCCCAACTCGCAGCTGTATTCGGCGGCAGCCTCTAGGGATCAGGCGGCGCTGCTGTTCGGGCTTGCGGCGAAGATGGTTAGGCTTTCTCCCACCCTGCGGGATGTGGTGACGATCAGGGACACGGCCAAGCAGCTTTTGTGTCCCGAACTGGGTACGCAATATCGGGCGTTGTCGGCTGAGGCCTCAACGGCATACGGCCTCAGTCCAGTTTTCATAGTTCATGACGAGTTGGGGCAGGTCAAAGGGCCGCGTAGCGCGCTCTATGAAGCCCTGGAAACGGCTACAGGTGCGCAGGAGAACCCGCTCTCGCTAATCATCAGCACGCAGGCGCCGACCGATGCTGATTTACTTTCTGTGCTGCTGGACGATGCTCTTGCCGGCAACGATCCGCGGGTGGTTGCATCGCTCTATTCCGTGCCTCTGGAGTTGGACCCGTTTGAGCCGAACGCCATAAAGCTGGCTAATCCGGCCTTTGGTGATTTTCTCAACAGCCGCGAAGTTTTGGCGATGGCTGCGGATGCCGAGCGCATGCCGTCGCGGGAGGCTGAGTATCGCAATCTGGTGCTGAACCAGCGGGTCGAGGCATCATCGCCATTTGTTACGCGTGCGGTGTGGAGGGCGTGCGGCGATCCGGTTGGTGATCTGAGCAATGTGCCGGTGTTCGCTGGGCTTGATCTTTCGTCAACGACTGACCTCACCGCGCTGGTATTGATTGGCAGAATTGCGGGCAAGTGGCACGTGCAGCCGACGTTCTGGCTGCCGCGGACCGGACTTGAGGAAAAGAGCCGCACTGATCGTGTGCCGTATGACATGTGGCACAAGCAGGGATTTCTGCATGCATCGGCAGGCAAGACCGTCGATTATGAATTTGTTGCTGGCTATTTGTGGAAGCAACTATCGCGCTATGACATTCGCAAGATCGGATTTGATGCGTGGAATTTTGGGCATTTTAAGCCCTGGCTGCTGCGCGTTGGAATATCTGAGAAAGTGATCGAGGAAAGGTTCGTCCAATTTCGACAAGACTACAAAACCATGTCGCCTGCGCTGCGCGACTTGGAAGTTGAAATTAAGGAAAGTCGATTAGCACACGGCAATCATCCAGTGCTCACGATGTGTGCCGCCAATTCCGTGGTGCAGATCGACTCCAGCGAAAACAAGAAACTTGCGAAGAACAAATCGCCTGGCCGCATCGATGGCATGGTTGCGCTTGCAATGGCGTTTGGAGTTGCAACCTCCGAGACTGAACGTGAGCCGGTTTTTCAGATGATGGTGGTGTGATGACAAAACCCGTGAAGCCGGATGATCTGCAACCGTTGATCGGGCGCGCGTACAGCGTGCTCGACGTGAAGGCGATCAAGGAAGATCAGCGCGTGATCGAAGGCATTGCGACCACGCCTTCGACCGACCGCATGGGCGACATCATCGAGCCGCTGGGCATTGAGTTTGAAAACCCGATGCCGTTGCTGTGGCAGCATGATCGCAAAGAGCCGATCGGACATGCGACCTTTGCCAAGGCCACAAAGGATGGCATTCGGTTTCGTGCGCGCATTGCGCAGACCGATGAACCCGGCAAGCTGAAGGATCGGCTCGACGAGGCTTGGCAGTCGATCAAAATCGGATTGGTGAAAGCCGTAAGCATAGGCTTCCGCCCGATCGAGTTCAGTTTCATGGACAAAGGTGGCATCCACTTCACAAAGACCGAAGTCCTCGAGCTCAGCATCGTTACGATTCCAGCTAACAGTTCCGCCAGTATCACGGCGATCAAGGCCATCGACGCGGCGTCACGCGACCAAGATGACTTTGATGTCGAGGAACTGCGCAAACTGCACGACGCAAAGCAGGCCGCGTCAGGCACCAAGCAGAGCGTCACCATCCCCGCCGGCGTCACGGCATCCAAAGCAACAACTGTCGTGAAAGCAAAGGCGATGAAGAAAACCATTCAGGAGCAGCTCAGCTCCTATGAGGCGACGCGCCAGGCGAAAGCCGCGCGCATGTCCGAGATCATGGAAAAGGCCGCGGATGAGAACGTCACGCTCGACGAGGCTCAGTCCGAGGAATACGACGGCCTGGAAGCCGATATCAAACAGATCGACTCGCACTTGGTGCGTCTGCGCCGGCAGGAGGAATACAACAAGTCGGCGGCGGTCGTGGTCGAGAAGGTCGACGATGCGCAGAAGGCCTCGGCGGCGCGCGCCGGCAATGGCCACGCGGTCGTTTCGGTGCGGCCGAACGTGCCCAAGGAAATGGGCATGGTGCGCTACATGATTGCGCTGGCCAAAACCGGTGGCAATCATTTCGCTGCAGCCGATCTCGCAAGGAGCCTCTGGCCGGACCACAGGGAGGTCGAGATTTCGCTGCGCACGGCGGTCAATCCCGGCACTACGACTGACAGCACCTGGGCCGGGCCACTCGTGGTCTATCAGAATCTGCAGAACGAGTTCGCCGAATATCTGCGGCCATTGACGATCATCGGACGCATCAACGGCTTCCGGCGCGTTCCGTTCAAGATCAAGATCCCGCGCGCAACCGGTGGAACGACGGTGAACTGGGTGGGTGAGGGCCGCGTGAAGCCAGTGACCTCGATGCTGTTCGACACGATCACGATGGAATTTTATAAAATCGCCGGGATCGTGCCTGTCACGAACGAGCTGATCCGATTCTCAAACCCGTCAGCGGAGGCGATCATCCGGGACGATCTCGCGCGCGCGATCGTGGCGTTCATGGATCAGCAATTTGTTGATCCGTCGAAAGCGGCGAACGATGTTTCGCCGGCATCGATCACCAATGGCGTGTCGGCGATCACACCGACCGGCACCACCGCAGCCGCGTTGCGCGCCGATGTGAAGTCGCTGATGGGCGAGTTCTTCGAGGCCAGCTTGTCGATGGCCGGCGGCACCTGGATCATGACCCAAAGCCAGGCGACGGCGATCTCATTGATGCAAACTTCTCTCGGCACGCCGGAGTTCCCAGGGTTGACGCCGACCGGCGGCACCTTCCTCGGCTTCCCGGTGGTGGCGTCGGAGAATATTCCGGCGACCGGCGGTTCACCTGTCGACGGCTATCCGATGATCTTCCTGGTCGCGAGCGAGATCGCGCTCGCCGATGATGGCGGCGTGAGCATCGACGTATCGCGCGAGGCCGCGTTGCAGATGGAAACCACGCCGGACTCGCCGGCGACTGCATCAACAACTCTCGTCAGTTTGTGGCAGCACGATATGACGGCAATCAAGGCCGAGCGTTTCTGTAACTGGAAAAAAATAAGGGACGCATCGGTGCAGTATATCCAAAACGCGAAGTATGCAGAGTAGCTGGACCTCCTCTGCATGACTGCAGCAACGGCGGCGAATCTCTGGCCCGCCGCCGTTGCTGTTTTACTGATGGTGATGTTGATGCAGACCAAAGAATACAAATCAGTCTACAGGACCTTCAGCCCCGGCGACCAATACATGTCTGCAGAATACATCCTGAATGAGCAGGCCGCCGACGGCTGGGAACTGGTTTGTGTCACGATTGCGCAGGGCGTCAATTGGAATTTGCAATACGAAATTTTTTATCTTGTGCGCGAGATAAAAACTTCAGAGGAGCTGCCGACATGAAAGTCGTCGTCACCAAGCAAGTGAAATACCGCGGCAAGATCTACAAGCCGGGTGAGGAATTCGATGCCGCGCCGAAGGATGCCAAGCTCCTGAGCCGCGTCACGCGGCTAAAGGATGAAAACGATCCGACGGTCGACGCATCGCGGCGCGGTCAGTACCGGCGGCGCGACATGCGGGAGGAAAACGAGGCGGCGGCAACCCGCAAAGAGGAGGCCAGGCGCGAGCAGGAAAAACGCAGATCGGAGCTGCGCCAGACGGTAATGTCATATCAAAGCCGGCGCGAGGACTGAGCGCGTGCGCCTGTTCGGCTATGAGCTGAAGCGCGTCGAGAAGGCGGCGACGCCGACCATGCCGCTCAACATGGTGGGCGGGCCGTATTCCGGCTGGTATTGGCCGGCCGTGCGCGAGCCGTTTCTGAATGCATGGCAGCAGAACATGGAGGAGCGCGCGCCATTCCTGACGCGCTTTCATGCGATCTATGCCTGCGTCACGCTCATTGCCGGCGACATCGCCAAGCTGCGCCTAAAGCTCGTCGAGCAGGACGATGACGGCATATGGTCCGAAATTGAGTCGCCCGCATTCTCGCCGGTGCTGCACAAGCCGAACCGCTACCAGAACCGGTTCCAGTTTTTCCAACAGTGGATTGTCAGCAAGCTTTTGCACGGCAACACCTACGCGCTGAAGGAACGCGATCAGCGCGGCGTGGTCACGCGCCTGTACATTCTCGATCCGTGCCGCACGCGCGTGTTGAGCGCGCCTGATGGCTCGATCTATTATTCGATCGGGCGCGATTATCTTACTGGCCAGGAATACGACACCATCGAGGTTCCGGCGTCCGAAATCATCCACGACGTGATGTGCCCGCTCTACCATCCGTTGTGTGGCGTATCGCCGATCAGCGCGTGTGCGCTCGCCGCCACGCAGGGGCTGAGCATCCAGGGCAACAGCATGAAGTTCTTCGCCAACGGGTCGCGGCCCGGCGGCATTCTCACGGCGCCCGCACATATTCCGGACGAAACGGCGGAGCGGCTCAAGCGCTACTGGGAAGAGAACTATACCGGCGAGAAGATCGGCAAGGTCGCGGTGCTCGGCGACGGCCTCAAGTATGAGGCGATGGCGGTCAACGCGGTCGACTCGCAATTGATCGATCAGTTGAAATGGACGGCGGAAACGGTGTGCACCTGCTTCCATGTTCCACCGTACATGATCGGCGTCGGCGAGATGCCGACGTACAACAACGTCGAAAGTCTGCAGACGCAGTACTATACGCAATGCCTGCAGGGGATGATCGAAGCGCTGGAGCTCTGCCTCGACGAAGGCCTCGGCCTAACTACGGTGCCCGGCAAGACCTACGGCACGGAATTCGACCTCGACGATCTGCTGCGCATGGATACGCAAACGAAGGTCAAGACTGCGGGCGACGGCATTCGCGCCGGCCTGT